CAGTTGATCCGGGCTCTGGAGACCGGACGCACGCTCGGCGTGCCGGAAGGGTTTCCAGCCACTACAGGCAGCACCACGCTCGGTGACTTGCGAAGCAACTTTCGCGCCACCGCACTGGACATCGCCTCCCTCCCGTCGCCGCGCTCCCGCAGCGACGACCCCGACCTGCGCTGGTTTGAGGAGCAACTCGCCTCGATCCCGCCGGACTTCCTCCCGGGCGCGATCCATCTCGACGACATCGAGGTGGACCCGTTCATCCAGGATCTGCTGGACGTGGAGGGTGACGGGGACGCAACGACGATCTCGATCGACAAGTACGCATGGCCCGAGGACATGTCGGCCGACCAGGTGGACAAGGCCTACCGCGACCTGCTCAGGAAGCAGACCACGGACGCCGCCACCAAGGTCAACGACCTGCGCAAAAGCGCGGACCTGTCCCCCGATGAAGCCCTGACCCAGATCGAGACCACACACGACTCCGCGGGATCCATCGGGTCCGGGACCGTCGACTCCGCCGGCATGGCCGGCGGACGGAACGCCATCCTCAACGCCATCAGGGACGACAGGCTCGTCCTCGCCGTGGCGCGGGGAACGGGCCCCGATCCCTGCGCATTCTGCGCGCTACTCGCAGGCCGCGGCTTCGTCTACAAGAGCGAGGCCACCGCGGGCGTCGGAGACGACGAGGCGATAGTCAAATATCACATCCACTGCCATTGCTACCCGATCTTCCGTTTCATACGGGCCTCGGAGCTGCCTCCGCTCAACGCCTACTTCCAGGAGAAGTGGATCGACGTGACGGACGGCTACAGCGGCCATGACGCAGTCAAAGCCTGGCGGCGCTGGATCTACAAGCAGCGCAAGGCCAACCCCGGCGCGCCACACGGCGTGTCCATCTTCGCAAAACCGTAGTCCCAGGAGGACGAAAGAAAACATGTCTGAGCAGCAGACGCCGGGCCAGGAGCCCGCAGCAACCCCGCCGGCGAACACCGTGGAAACCGACCCCTGGGCCGCGTTCCCCAAGGAGTTCAACTGGGTCCGGAAAGAGCTGGAAGACGCTCGCAAGGAAGCCGCTGACAAGCGCGTCCTCGCCCGCGACCTTCAGGAAAAGCTCGGTTCCGCCAAGACGCCGGAGGAAGTGCAGCAGGCCACTGCTGCGTACGAGACAAAGGCCCGTGACCTTGAGGTCGCTCTCGCCCGCGAAAAGGTAGCCCGCAAGTCCGGGCTGAGCGACGAACTGGTCGAGTTCCTGACGGCCAACACCGAAGAGGAACTCACTGCCCAGGCAGCAAAGCTGGCCGGCCTGAAGCCGGCCACGAATGACCCTGTCGTGGTCACGGTCCAAGAACCCCGTGGCGGACTCGACCCCTCCGTATCGCCGAATGAAACAAGCGGCTATGACGAGTGGGAAAAGTACAAAAAGAACCGCCACTAGCCTCCCCCACCAACAGCGCCTTAGGGCGCTTTTCTTTTGCCCTCCGAAAGGGACAACGAAATGACTTACACGCCTAGCCTTAAGGTGAAGCCGGCGGTCCTGGTCCAGGCTGCAGTCTCCGCACTGCGCGACCAGCTCATCATCAGCAACACCGTCACCAAGCGCTCCGACATGACGACCTTCTTCGCATCCGTCGGCGACACCCTCTCTTACCGCGTCAAGGGCACCGTCCCCGTGCGTACCTACACCGCGCGCAATGATCGCGCTCAGCCCATCGTGACGGACTCATACGCCGAGACCGTCGTGCAGCTGACCATCGCGGCTGATCGTCCCTACAGTGCCATCAAGATGACCGACGAGCAGCTCGACTGGGATTTCCAGGACGGATGGGGGGACATTCTGGAGGCTCAGACCAGCTCCATCGCCTCCTACCTCGAACACGGCGTGCTCAATCAGATCCTCAAGGCCCCGTACGAGCGAGTCATCCTCGTCAAGGACGACTCCACCGGCCTGACGGCCGCCAAGGACGCCGACGAATCAGTCTTCTTCAATGCCATTGTCGAGGCCAAGAAAGCCCTCCGGCTGATGCGCACCCCGAACGACACCCTGTTCTGCATCTGCGGCGTGGACTTTGAAGAGAAGATCATCAAGTCCCGGCGCTTCCTGAAGGACCAGGGCACCGGAGACGCTGCGCTGACCTCCGCAACCCTCGGCACCATCGCCGGAGTCACGCTGGTTTCTTCGACCCAAATCCCCGCCGACGAGGCTTACATGTATGCGTCCAGCGGATTTTTGGTGTTCACCGGAACCCCGCGCATCCCCAAGTCCGTCCCGTTCGGTGCCTCCGCCACCGCCGGCGGCTGGGCACTCAGGTGGCTCCAGGACTACGACACCGCTTACCTGACCGACCGTTCGGTATTTGACACCTACGCAGGTTACTCCTACGTGCGTGACCGCCTGGCTGTCTTCGACGGCTCCAGCCGCGAGATCGTCTCCACCGACGAATACTTCGTCCGTGGCGTGAAGCTGGCCCTCAAGTCCAGCACCTCCGCGATCGAGAAGAAGCCCGGCGACGGCTCCTCCACCACCCCCGGTGGCTCCGCCTCCAGCTTCCTGGCCAAGGCCTACAACCTCCAGCCGATCACCGGCCCGGTTGTTCAGGGTGAGCCCTTCCCCCTCGGCGGTAACTACCCCGGCGCCAAGCTGACCGCCACCGCGGCCATCACCAAGTCCGGCTCCACCGTCGGCTCCATCGCGGTCACCGGCCAGGGCTACGGCTACACGTCCACCCCGACGGTCACCATCTCCGGCGGCGCCGGCACCGGCGCAACCGCCGTGGCCACCATCACCAACGGCCAGGTCACCGCCATCACCGTGACCGCTGCGGGCACCGGCTACACCGGCACCCCGGTCGCCACCGTCGCAGCCCCGTAAGGATAGGCAATGCCAGCACTAGGAACAGTCGCGCAGATCGCGGCCCGCATCGGCGAGCCGATCACCGCGCCTGAAGACATCCAGCTGGCGATCGCCGTTCTCGACGAGGCGTCGGAGCAGATCCGGCATTACGCGCAGCAGCCCTATTGGACTGCCGAGACAGCCCCGCCGGTCGCGGTCACCATTGCGGTGGCCGCGGCTGCGCGCGGCTATTTGAACCCTTCCGGCTTCGATATGGAGCGCGGGGATCTCATAACCTTCAATCGTAACAAGGATTATGTCTCGGGCGCAAGCCTTACTGCTCAAGAGATCACGATTATCAAGGCCCTGGGTCGGACCGGCAACGTCCGCTCCGCCGGCCTTGCCAGCTCAGCACGTCCCGTGCCGCGCTCACGGTCCTGCGCCGAGGACAGGGGTTACGCCCCGATCCTTGGGGGCACCAAGCCATTCCCGCTCGGACACGACTGCGGGTTCGGCTGATGCGCCGGTCCATCCTGCTCGACAGGGGCAGGTCCAGGATGCTCATCTACCCCGAGGTCATCGTCATCAACTCCCGCGGCGACCAGGTGAAGATCCCTTCCGAGACTCCGGTCGAGGTGTGGGTCACCACCAGTTACCAGCGCCAGGGTGACGGCGAACTCGCCGGCCAGGTCTCCATCAAGACGATCCGCTGTGTGACCAGGAGCGCCCCCGTGGGCTCCTGGGCCCGCATCGAGTTCGAGGGAGAGGACTGGGACCTCGCGGCCCCGGCCCGGTTCTCCCCCGGACTGTCCAGGAACACGCAGCACGTCGAGTTCATCATCCGATCCCGCAACAGACTGGATGAGCCCAATGCCTAACATCGACTGGTACCACCCCGCCCGCGGCGGCCGTGGCCCCGAGTCCTCCACCGGGGCCGTGGTCAGCCACTTGCCCGGCGTCCGTGCCGCGGTGCGGCTCCAGGCCAACTCCATGGCCAGCACCGCCTGGCTCACCCTGCTCTTCCACCGACAGACCGGCGCGGCCTCCGTTGAGGTGATCGCACCGCCGACCACCGAGCTGGACTGCCACGTTGCCCTGCACGACACCGACCCCGGCGGCAACGGCAAGGGCGGCCCCAACAAGCACAAGCGCTCGGCAATGTCGATCGAGTTCGGCTGGACCACCAAGAACGGCAAGCACGTCGAGGGCATCCACGCCCTGCAGCACGCCATTAACGTGGCGGCCTCCCGTTACGGAGGCTCATAATGCCGATGCCCCCCGACGAACTGCCGATCTTCGGCTCCGTTGACGGGCTGATCCGGGTGGTCTTCGAGCAGTTCTTTGCCGACATGGACGTCCATGTCTACACCATATTCTCCGAGAACATGCAGACCCCAGCCATCGTCGCCCGGCGCGACCGGCGCTCGGGCACGCTTGCCCTCCAGACCA